TGGCTCTTTTTAATCTCACCGGAATATCACTAAACAAAAATCAACAAGTAAGAACAGGTTCTGCTGGTCCGTTGATGGGTGCGCTTGGTGCAAAATATGAAAATAACATTTATCGTTATCCACAAGACATTGGAAACTACGATAAAGGTCACTACATGGTGATTCATATCAATGAACAAATTCACACAAGTTATGGTGGAGAATTAACCGGTGATGATCCTACAATTATTGCAAACAGAAAAAGATTTGGAACTCCAACATTAAATTCTGCGGCAAATCAGATTGCCAATAATGAACAAGTTAGTAATGCTCTTAATGTAGTTGGAACAGCATTAAGTTCAGCAGGAACTGTAGCCGAAGAAACCGCAAAAAAACTTGTTCCTGCCGCAGCCGGTGGTGTAGACACTATCTCAGGAATAACAAAACAACTCACAAGTGATTTAAGTGGTGCATTCAAAAATTATGCTCAGATTAATGGTGTGAGAACAATCCGAAGAACAAGCGATACGATTGCTCTGTATATGCCAGACACACTAGCATTTACACACAATCAGGGCTACAGCGAACCATCACAACAAGGTTTGGCTGCTATGGCACTAACTGCTGGCGCATCATTAGCACAATCTATGAAAAGTACCACAAACAATCCAGCAGAATTCGGTAAAGCACTAGCATCAAACATGTCACCGTTTCTAGCGAACTATGCATTAGAAAGCATGGGTGGTTTTGGACAAACTGCTTTTGCGGCTGGCTTTGGTGTTGTTAAGAATCCGATGATTGAATTGTTGTATTCAACACCATCTTTCCGAGATTTTAGATTCGACTTTATGTTGTATCCTCGTTCCGAAAAAGAGGCTTTGGAAGTTCAAAGAATTTTGAATAGATTGAAATTCCATCAAGCGCCAGAAATTCGCAGAGAATTCAGTTCATTCTTTTTGGTACCACCGTCAGAGTTTGATATCAAGTTTTACTACAATGGCGAAATTAATCCAAACATTCCAGAAATTTCAACTTGCGTTTTAACTTCAATTGATGTGGATTATGCGCCAAACGGATTTGCCGCTTATGAAGTTCCTGGTGTAAACACAGGAGTTGTTGGTTCAACTGGTATGCCTGTTGCTATTCGTTTGAGCCTACAATTCAAGGAAACAGAAATTATGACAAAAGATAATTTTGCATCCGAGATGACTGCTCCTAGAACTAAGCAGGAAGAAAATTATGCTAAGAGTTTAGGTAACTTCCCAGGATAATGAGATGGCAAAATACTTCAACTATTTCCCAAAAACAATTTACAATACTGTGGATGGTGGTGCGACACAGGTAATCACAAATTTAACATCCAAGTTTACATTTGCCGATGATTTCAAAAACAACACAGCACTTTTTTATGAATATGCTGTTACTGATGGTGAAACACCAGAGATGTTAGCCCACAAAATTTATGGTTCAGCCGAGAGACATTGGATTATTCTAGCATTCAATGATATCTACAATCCAACTTTTGATTGGCCAGTGGAACAGAGAAACTTGAATGATGTGATTGATATCAAATATACAGGTTCACCATACGCAAATACCGCAAATGGTCAAACTGGATTAGAATGGTCACAAGATAATATTCATTCATACTATAAGATAGAAACACAGACTAATCAGTTTTCTAATATTCCTGTGGTAACAAAAACTCAAATTGATGCAAACACATACGCTGGTATTAGTAATCAAACTGCCACATATACTCTACAGAGTGGCGCAACAATAAGTATTTCTACAACAAAAGAATCTAAAACATATTATGATTATGAAATTGATTCCAACGAACAGAAACGAATTATAAAAATTTTGAAACCCGATTTTGTTTCTGCTGTCGAAGAAGAATTCAAAAAAGTATTTGAATAATGTCAATATTACAAACCACACAATTTGAGATTCAACAGTTGTCCGTCAAATCTTTTGATGGTACTCGTGAATATGATATTCGTCAAATCTTTGAAGAGATTAACATTTTTGATAATGTAATGATGCCTTGTATGTCAGGTAACATCGTTATCAAAGATGCGGTCGGTTTTGCTACCAAAATAAATTTTGATGGTAGCGAATACATTCACATGAAGATTAGTAAAGATGTGGATAAAGATATTCCGAGAACAAACTTTGAGAAAAAATTTGTTATCTACAAGCAGACGGATAGAAAACAGTTGAACCAAAACGCAGAAATGTATACACTACATTTTGTTTCTGAGGAATTCATTCTTTCAACACAAAAGAAAATTCGACAAGTGTTCAAAGGAACATATACAGATATCGTTCGTAAAATTATGAAAGACTATCTTGGATTGGAATATCAGTTATATCAATTTGCCAATCTGTATGAGACAAAAGGAATACATGAAATTTTGATTCCTAACTTGTCACCATTTGAAGCGATTGAGTTTATTGCTAAACGAGCAAATAGTGAACAAGGTGTTCCAGACTTTATGTTTTGGCAAACGCACTTGGGCTACAACTTCATGCCATTGTCGTATATTTTGACAGAGTTTGGAGAGATTGCAACGATTAACTTTGGCACAAAAAATCTTTCTGAAGATTATATGGAATCAGAATTGTATGGTGCCAGAGATTACAAAATTATTTCACAGTTTGATGCCGCACAAAACATTCAGTCTGGTGTGTATGCTGGTAAGTTTATTGGTTTTGATCCTTTAACTAGAACAATCAAGACTTCAAATTTATCTTTTGATGATACTTACAAATTAACAAAACATGCTAATCCGAATCCAATAAACACAAAAGTTCCTAACAAAGAAAAGAAGTTTGCTAGTGAGATGTATGATTCAAGGATTACACTATATCCTTTCCAATTAGAAAGAGCAAATAATGCATATTTGAAATCTAATGATTCAAAGACTGCAAATATTACCGATAACAGTCACAATTACATCCTACAGAGAAAAGCAATTTTTTCAAATTTGATGCAGAAAAGAATTCGCATTACTATGCCAGGAAACTTTTCCCTAACATCTGGAGCGCCAGTTCAAGTTCAAATGCCTGTTAGATATAATCACGAAATGTCGAATCAAGATGGAGATTTGACACTAAAAGGTAAGTATATGATTGTTGGTGCAAGACACATAATCAGATATGATAAGCACGAAACTGTTATAGAAGTTGCAACAGATTCCACATATTTTGATAATAAGAAGGTAAAATAAATGAGTGGTCCACAAAGAGATTTTGCTGGCAGAAACGGACAAGTATGGTTCGTTGGTGTTATTGAAGGCAAAAAAGATCCGGCTAAAGTTGGTCGTTTGCAGGTACGCATTATTGGCTGGCACGATGAAAACACAAACTTGCTTCCAACAGAGGACTTACCTTGGGCGTTAATTTCATTGCCAGTTAATGGTTCAAGAAATGTTTCTTTGCCCAAAGAAGGCGACTGGGTTCATGGATTCTTTCTTGATGGATATGCAGGTCAACAACCTCTAATCACTGGTGTAATTCCTGGTGTTGTGTCTAAAACACCTAAAACACCAACTGGTGCAACACAAGTATTGGCGGCACTGGAAGCACAATTAGTTGTAGAAACTAATAAACTTAATGGAATGTTGGCTGGTCAAAATGATGCAACATTAAAACAAAAACGAGCCGCACAACAAACTGTAGTCAACCAAAAACAAGCCGCATATGATGCCGCGGTGGCGAAGCGTGATAAGATTGCCGAGACTGTAAATCAAACTTTGTTGTATAACATTTATCAACAAGCAGTTGAAGCCGCAAACACAGCATTGACAGAATTGAATGCTGAGAAAGCAAAACTTGCAAGTTATACTACAGCATCTTCATCAGAAATTGAAAAACAAAAAGCAGTGGTGAATCAACTTCAAAGTGAAATTTCACAATTGAAAATAGGATTGAATCGTGCAACTCCATTAGGTTTCTGTGATGTTGCAACATATGCTGAAGTTGATACCAGACCTGCCACACCTGAAGGTGTAGTTACGGACAGAAAAGACGAGCCTAGTTTACCCGCATTAGCACGAGGTGTTATTACTAACACTGGTATTGAACTATCAGATAAGAATCTGGCTCATGCATGTGATGTTACACCTTATATTCGTCAGTCTATGGCTGCAGCCAGAATTGCAACTGGTCAAATTGCACAAGCGATTCGTGCTGGTATCAAAGCATTGCTTGCTGGATTTGGAACTTCTCCTGGCTCATCTGCGATTGCTGAATACATTAAATCTCTTGGTAAATTACTAAATCGTATCACAAAAATCATAAAAGAAATTAATGATTATGTCGAACTGTTTAATACATATGTCCAACAAATCAAAGCCATTATTGAATATATTTTGAGTTTACCAGAACAACTTTTGGCTATATTCAAGAAATGTTTATCTGAAGCATATGCTGAAATTGCTAGAGGTTTGGCACTCATCGTTGGAGATTTTTCTGTTGGTACTGGTGGTGAATTTTCACAAATTTCACAAGCAACAAAAGAAACTCTAAACGAATTAAAAAATTTGACAACCGAAGCAGTTAAGTTATATTCTGCGCCAGCACAAATTATAGGTTCTCTAACTAATCCTAGCACATTATCTGCTGCCGAAAGGGAATCTTTGATTGCTGGTTTGTTTCCAGATTCACAGAAACATGATGAAACAAGTTATTCGAAAGCGATAATGTAATGGCAAAAATCAAACAACCTAGCCAATACTCTTGGACACAACCATCTTCGGATTATGCGGCAAAGTATCCATATAATCAGGTGCATGAAACCGAATCTGGTCATTTTCAGGAATGGGATGACACACCAGGCGCAGAGCGTGTTCGAACACAACATAGAACAGGAACATTCACAGAGATACAGGCCGACGGCTCTCGTGTTAACAAAATAGTCCGTGACAATTATGAGATTGTCGAGGCTAATAACAATGTGTTGATTAAAGGTGTTTGTAATATTACGATTGAGGGCAACTCTATTGTGAATATTAAGGGTGATAAGATTGAGAGAATCTCAGGAAATTACTATCAAGAAATTCAAGGTAATTTTGAGCAGTTTGTTCAAAAAGAAATCAAACAAACCTCTGGTGGTGATATTGATGTTAACGTTGGTGGCGCAGTAGGAACATACACCATTCGTGCCGCCGGAACAGTAGATATTTTAAGTGATTTGGATGTTGATGGCGGTATTGCTGGCGAATCTGTATTCTCACGAGGTGCAGTAACTGCTGGAACAGGTATTCATGCTGGTGTCGCAGGTTCAGCAAATCCAGTTGCGGGCATTTCCACATTAGGCGGAATCTCTGCTGGATTTCCCTCTGCATTTGGTCCAGGTGTTATTACTGCAACAACAAGTGTGACTGCACCATTGATTAGTGGTATTGTTGTTAAGGATGTTCGTGGTCCTATGGAAGCGATTCGTTTGAAACACAATACACACATTCATCCTACACCAAAAGGTCCAACAGGAATTCCTACTGTATTGATGTAATAAATATGAAATATTTTACGGAGTTATTATGAGTAGTGTATTTGGCAGATTAGGATTCAATTTTGATACTGATGCATTTGGTGATGCACAGTATTTAACTGCTGGTGCAATAAAAACATTAAATGCCGCACCAACAGTAATTCCTGACTGGCAAGTAACAGAGTTGGCATCAGGTCCTATTGTTAGGTCAGACTATTTCAAAAATCCACATGCGAATGTGTGTGCATCTTTGACTGCAAACACCACAGCAATTCGTGCGATTGCAGTAAATGATCCAGCAAATACATTTCCTCTGATTTCCAATTTGACTTATGTGCAACAACTATCGGATGCGGCAAACAACTATATTATTCAATTGTCTGCATTTAAGTCACATACTGATAACATGTCATGTCTAGGTGTTGATACTGGAAACACAGATATCATTCCGAATTATGATATGGCTGTTTCCATCGGTCATCAAATTTTGAGAATCACAAACACCACGGATGATGTTGCGAATACAACTCCAATGCTAGGTTCTTTCACCAGTTTGTTTATTGGTGATGACCTGACAGCAAACAATACTACAATTTACAATGATTTTATCACAATAAATTCTTTGGTTAGACCTAACGGTAATTGCTATCTTTCACAGGCTCAGGCAATATCAATTACATCGGATCTAAACTCTGCGAATAGTTTGATTTACACCAGAAGAACGCATGACTGGAATTTTTACGCAAATTCTGTCCAAGTCGTAAATGACTATCTGGAACTGGATCGTTTTAACAATCTAGGAAACACACAATTGTATCTTGTAAATAATTTGATTGGAACTGATGCTCTGGTAAATAATCTGGCAAATACCTAATAAATAACAGATGGCAGTAATAAACGCAAATGTCGTAAGACAATACAAAGACCTGGACTTAAATTTCACTAAGCATCCGGTAAAGAAGGACGTTAACAAAGTCGTTAACGAAATGGCGGTGGTCAATTCAATCAAAAATCTGATTTTGACAAATCACTATGAAAGACCATTTCAGCCGGATATCGGATCAAATGTCCAAAAATTATTGTTTGAGAACATGGATAACATTACTGCGTCTGCAATTCAGCGTGAAATTTTGCAGACAATAACAAATTTTGAGCCTAGAGTTAGTATTCAGTCCATAACCGTAAAGCCGGATTTCGATAATAACTCATTTAATGTTGGTATGGAATTTTACATAGTTAATCGTACCGACCCAATAACAATACAATTTTTCTTAGAACGAGCAAGATAAAATGGCTGACCGCTTAAACGTAACAGATTTGGATTTTGACCAAATAAAATCCAACTTAAAAACATTTTTGAAACAACAAACAGAATTTCAAGACTATGATTTTGATGGTTCTGGTATGAGTGTTTTGTTGGATGTTCTTGCATACAATACACATTATAATGCATATTATTTGAATATGGTGGCTAACGAATCGTTCCTGGAAACTGCCATGTTGAGAAATTCTGTTGTATCCCATGCCAAGTCTATGGGATATACACCTCGTTCTGCGGTTGCACCGAGAGCAATTGTTCGTGTAGTTATTGAGACAGGTTCTGCGACCGCAGGTAGTTTGACTATTCCAAGAGGTTACACCTTTCTTTCTAACCAGATTGAAAATCAAGCATACACCTTTGTGACAAAATCATCCGTCACAGTAACAAAAACCGGCACACAATACATCTTTAATAATCTGCCAATTTATGAAGGCAAAGCATTAACATATGATTATGTTCATAGTGTGACTTCGAATCCAAAAAGAATTTTTACTATTCCTGATAGCAATATTGACACATCAACATTGACTGTTAGTGTTCGTGAATCTGAATCGAACACACAAGTTACAGTATATACAAAATCTGATGATGCACTATCGGTAACATCTACTTCCGAAGTTTATTTCTTACAAGAAGGTAATGATGGAAAGTATGAAGTATATTTTGGTGATGGTGTTATTGGTAAAACATTAGCGGATGGATCGGTAGTTTCTTTAGGTTATCTAACAACAAACGCTACGGCAGCCAATAAAGCGAATAATTTTGTCGCAACTTCTACACTAAGTGGTTTCAGTAACATTACAGTTGATCCTATTTCAGCGGCTGCTGGTGGAGCATTGCGTGAAACTGTTGATGAAATCAAATATGCGGCACCATTATCGCTATTATCACAAAATCGTGCAATCACAAAAAATGATTACATAAGATTGATTCAGCAAAAATATCCATCTTTTGATGCAGTAAATGTTTGGGGTGGTGAAGAGCAGAGTCCACCAGTTTATGGTAAAGTTTTCGTTTCTGCAAAACCAAAACTTGGTTTCGAAATTACGCAAACTGAGAAAGATTATGTAAAACAAAACATTCTGAAACCAATCAGTATGTTGACGATTACTCCTGAAATTGTTGATGTTGATTATAATTATCTGAAAATAAATTCCACAGTTTATTACGATAAGACAAAAACTACACTTTCCGACAATGAATTGAAATCTGCAATATCAACCGTAATCACAAATTACTCAAATACAAATTTGAACAAATTCAATTCCTATTTTAAATATTCTGGATTGGAAACAGCCGTTGATGCGTATTCTAGTGCGATTGTTTCTAACGAAATTGAATTGTTCGTTGCGAAAAAATTCAGACCAGTTTTGGGTTCATCTGATAACTATGTTTTAGATTTTGGATTTGAAATTAAACGCGGAAGCACAAATGATAGTTTCTATTCATCGCCCGACTTTACTATGGTAGATGAAACTGGTGTATCTCGTCAATGTTTCTTTGAGGAAATTCCTTCATCTTTTACAGGTGTTGAATCTATCTCTGTAACTATTCCTGGATACAACTACACATCTACTCCTACTGTGGAAATTATTGGAGATGGAACTGGTGCTACTGCCGTTGCAAATATCGTAAACGGAAAACTATCTAGCGTTACAGTATTAACACCTGGTATTGGTTATACTACGGCTGCTGTTCGTATTACTGGTGGTGGAGGAACATTAGCGGAAGCAACTGCCGTTCTAGAAGGTCGTTATGGTCAATTAAGAATCTCTTACTATAAAACTGATGAAGTGAGTAGTCAAAGCACGAAAGTTGTTATTAATCAATCCAAAAACAACGGAGTTGCTGGAACAATTGATTATAAATTAGGTAAGATATACATTAATGATTTTTCTCCAACTGCTGTCAATAACGATTTTGGAGATATATCTTTACATATAATTCCTACTGTCAACATCATTCAATCTAAGTTGAACAAAATGTTGGTGCTTGATGTAGAAGACCCAACAAGTATCACAGTTAAGACTATTCAAATTTAATGCAAAATCTTCTTACATCCGCAATCGTTAAGAATCAGTTACCTGACTTTGTTAAGAGTGACTATCCAACATTCGTAACTTTTTTAGAAAAGTATTACGAATGGTTGGAAACAAATAATCAAGTTTCGTATGAGATTGATGCACTAAGAAATTCCTCTGATATTGATACTGCCGATGCATTTTATATCAATCAGTTGAAGAATGATTTAGCACCATATTTTCCGCAAGAAGTTGTCGATGATAAAAGACTATTTCTAAAACTCGTTACTCAGTTTTATCGCTCTAATGGAACACAAGATTCTGTTAAGTTTCTATTTCGTGCATTGTATAACGAAAACATCGACATTTACTATCCAAAAGATGATATTCTAAAAGCGTCTGATGGTAAATGGGTTTTACCTTTAGCACTACGAATTGATACCAACGATAATAATGTTTTTAATATTACAAAATGTTTGTTGACAGGACAAACATCCAAAGCAACTGCTGTCGTTGAAAAAGTTATTCGTTCTGTTGATAGACAATTAGGTATCGTTTACATTGAAGCATATGTTTCCAATGTTGAAAGACTTTTCACTACAGGAGAAACTTTAACTGCAACATATACAGATTCCACCACTGGGTTAGATGTTACTGTCACTGGTCGATTGATTGGCGCACTTTCAGAAATAAAAATTGATCCTTTGAATAGAGGTTTGTTTTATAATGCTTATGATGCAACAACAGGCTATCCTGGAGATCCAGTAACTATTGTTGGCGGTCTAAATCCAGACTCCGCTAATCCTATTGGTGCTATAGCCTATGTTGGCGAAACAACAAAAGGTGGTGTAACTGATGTTGTTGTGACCAACGGTGGTTTTGGTTTTAGGGATCCTGCTGTGGCAGCAAACTCTTCGATTTTCAGATTTATCGGAGGTTTCGACAATGTACCACTTGGTACTGAAGCAACTGCCAGAATTAGTTTGTTGGATACAAACACATATAGAACAATGAATGTTGCCACAACAACATTAGAAACTTTAATGGCAACAACGATTTCTAGTATTAACGCTAATGTGATTAGCACAATTACTGGTTACCAATCATTCAATGTTTATCCTATTGCATCTGTATCTCTGACTGGTCAAGGTGGTGGCTATAGAAGTAAGCCCACAACTGATGTTTATAGTTTTTATAATGAAGATGAAGATGATGTTTTTGTTGCATCAGGTCTAACCATAGCAAAAGATGCGAATTTTATCACAAGTGCATCCGTTAATTTTGCGAATTATTTTGAAGTTGGTGATATTGCTAGACTTTACATATTGAACAAATATGAAGCAACCAGAATTGTGTCTTCGGTAACAACGAACACAGTAACATTCACCCAATCTTTCAGTAATGATATTCCTTCTTTTTCGTTATATAAAATTTTGAGAAGAGATGTTAAAGCCTTGGGTTCTCTAGGCAGAATTGTAATCAATAATCCTGGTGAAGATTATCAGGTTGGAGAATATCTGGTATTTACTGGCGGGACAGGTTATGGTGCAAATGCTGTCATTACGGAAGTTCACGCTAACAATGGTATCAAAGCGATTTCATTCAATCAGACTAATGATTATGTTATTGGCGGAGAAGGTTATTCGCCAACATCATTACCTATCGTAACTGTTGATACTGTAGCAGGTGCAAATGCATCACTCACAGTTTCTGAAATTACAGGCGATGGCGAAGCGTTCAATTTGACAACAAGTAAGATTGGCTCAATTTCCAAACTGCGTGTTGTTAGTTACGGTTATGATTATGTTGATAATCCAACAATTTCTTTGAGAAATGCAGATTTGACTGTTGCTAATGTCACATCAGGTCAACTTTTTGTATCAAATACTGTGGTATATCAGGGAACATCGAATGTCAATACCACATTTAGTGCAAAGGTCGATTCATATTCAACTGCAACAGGTTTATTGAGAATCTTTGATTATAAAGGAACCTTGGATACAAATGAATTGTTGATATCGGATGACGGTTCAGTTTCTGCGAATGTGACAAGCGAACTTTACTATGGTGATGGTCTTGCTAAAGCAAATGCAAAATTTGAAAACGGTCTAATTAGATATCCTGGTATTTACTTGAATACCGATGGTCAAATTAGTGCAGATAAGAGACTTCAGGACGGCGACAAATATCACAATTTCTCTTATATCATCAATTCTAAAACAGATTACAACAACTTCAAGAAAGCATTGGGCGATATTGTTCATCCAATCGGAACAAAAACTTTTGTCACTAGAGTTGATGAAAATTCCGAAAGTATTTCCGAAAGCAATAATACAATACTGATTTCAGTAAATACATTATTGGACACTTTTAATATTGCAGGCGGATCAAATACAATTATTTCCACCAATGCATCTGCTAATTTGATTTCTACAATTAATGTTGGTGATGTGATTATATTGAGTAATGTCCACAAAAGATTGCAAAATACAGTTAATGTATTGTCAGGATCAAATGTATTGTTTGGACATGCCAATAGTGTTAATTTCATCAATGACCTGCAGAAAGGCGATACAATTTACCTATCCACAGGAAACACGACAACGATTAAAGAAGTTACAAACACAAACTATGCAATTCTGAACACGACTATTGGAGTGACTTCTACTTCCGCTACAATTAATGTCATCTATACTGACGCCGTGACTGCCAACTCAGTTAACGCAAATACCATTATTGTCAAGTCTGTGATGAAAGCAAATGGTAGCAACTTATCGGCAACCATCCAAAAAGTTAGATAAATAATAACATGTCTGCATTAATCACAAAAAATTTCAAAATTCTTTTAGCAAAACAAATCTACAATTTATTAGATTTGAGTGCAAACTCATATCTTCCTGCTTCAAGAAAATCATACATTTACGCATTCATAGGCAAACATTTAGTTTGGAATCCAGGGACAGAATACGCTGGTACACCAACAGAGGATGATGCATCCATCAACGACTACTATAGAAGAGGAATTTACGCTAAACAAATTTCTCTGGAAAATGCATCATTAGTTGCTCCTAGAATTAACTGGACTTCCAATACAGTTTACAACACTTATCTGGCAAATTCCAATTTTTATGTTCTAAACACCAAGGATCAAGTATTCAAATGCTTGGCAAATTCTAGTGTAGGAACTGCATCCACTACTGAACCTGAACTAACTCTTTCCACAACATCACTAGAAGAGCCGTATGTTGAAACATCGGATGGCTATAAGTGGAAATACATGTATACACTAACCTCGTCACAAAAGCAGAAGTTTTTGAATGACGAATGGATGCCAGTTTCATTCAACAAATTCGTTCGTGCTGCCGCATTAGGAGGCTCTATTGATATTGTTACTGTGACAAACTCAGGTAACAACTATACTGATGGAACAACACAAGATATCATTACTGTTGATGGAGATGGTTCTGGCGCAATTCTCAAGGCAAATGTTTCTTCTGGACATGTCCAAGATATCATTATTCAAGATAGAGGTCTTGGATACACATATGCAAATTTAATTTTCTCGGATGTTTCTGGTGGTGTTGGAACTTCAGCCGCAGCCACTGTTTCTATTGCTCCACATGACGGACATGGATATGATCCTGTATATGAATTGAATGCAAAGACTATCATGTTTAATGTGGAATTCGCACAAGATGAATCTGGAAATTTGCCCACAGATAACGACTTCCGTGAAATAGTTATTATTCAAAATCCTTTTGAAGCGGATACAACAACTGTTGCCACAGATTCTTCTTATACACTTTATAATAAAATAAAAGTTTCTCCTGGTGTTGGCGATTTCAATAATGATGAAATTGTTTATCAAGGTGCAACTTTTGCTGAAGCAACTTTTACTGCGGATGTAATTTCTTTTGATGAGGTTGAGAACTTCCTATATGTGAATAACACTAGAGGATCATTACAAGTTAACCAAGCAATCAAAGGATATAATTCTGGCGCTATTCGTGTGATTAATTCTAATGTCGATCCAACATTAGATTTATACTCTGGAAAAATCTTATACATATCTGACAAGTTACCAATTACGAGAGACCCTGCACAAACGGAACGAATTCGTTTCATCTTGAGTTTCTAACGAGGAATAAATGACAACTCTTTTCAATTACGACCCATATTACGATGACTTTGATGAAGATAAAAACTTCATGCGTGTTTTGTTCCGCCCAGGTTATTCGGTTCAAGCACGTGAGTTAACACAACTACAGACAATCCTCGCCAATCAAATTGAAAAATTTGGTAACCACATCTTTAAGAGTGGTAGTCCAATCATCGGTGGTAAGATTTCTTTAGATAGAAAAGCCAACTACATCATCTTGGAAAGTCAATATAACAATCAAGATATTGTAGCATCCGATTTTTTGAATAAAGTTATTACTTCATATAACTCAACAAAACAAGTTCGTGCTAAAGTTATTGCTGTTGATACAACCACAACTAATCCTGTATTGGTTGTTAAATATTTGAGCGGCGATGTATTTGCAGAATCTGATGAATTGAAGATTCAGGGTGTTAGCACATATGCACAATTAAAATCTACTGCCGCTGTTGGTGGTTCTTTTGTTGCTAGTTTGCAAGAGGGTGTTTACTATTTCAAAGGTCAATTTGTTAAAGTTACGCCACAATTCTTAATTGTGGAATTGTTCTATCGCATTGGTTACGGCACATCTACAGTAAATATTAAACCATCATATAAGATTGGTATTGAATTTACTGAGCAAATTATTGATGAGATTGACGATACATCTCTGTTGGATCCAGCACAAGGTGCATTTAACTATCAAGCGCCAGGTGCAAATCGTTTCCAAATTCAAACTTCATTAGCGAAGAGAACATTAGATTCGGCTGACACTTCAACATTCTTTGAAATTGTTCGTTTAGTTGAGGATGTAAAGACAAAAGAGATTGATTATGCTGTCTACAGCGAGATTGAAAAAACATTAGCACGCCGCACTTTTGATGAATCAGGAAACTACACAGTTGATCCATTTGTAATTTCATTAGAAGAAGGCGATTCCGCTAATGGCAAATTCAATGTGGTATTGGATCCAGGTAAAGCGTATGTTGGTGGTTATGAATTTGAAACTATTGCTCCGACCACTATTGAAGTTGACCGCGCTAGAGCAGTTTCTAATGTTGCAGACTATGACTTGCCTACAAATTATGAAAGTTCGATTGTATTGGAGTCTGTTCGTGGCACATTGGATATCACAACATTCCCATCTTTGGATATCCATAATGTACCACATGCAAGTATTGATGTTTCAACTACGGCAAAATACAATTCAACAAAGATTGGTACAGTTCGTGCTGATATGATTCGTTATAACGATTCTACAGACACAACTTTGGGAAATACACATTCCTTCACAATCAATTTGTTTGATGCTAATACTGCACCAATAACAGGAACTATTCCTGCATCTGGTTCAAGCACAACAACAATTAAAATTCCTACTGCATTCAATTCATCTTTGCCGTTGAATGCATACGCCAATATGTATTTCCGTATCACGGATTCTGGTGGCACATCTATTGCTCCTATTCTGATTACAAGTTCAAACACAACAACAATGAACTTGGCATCAGCACTACCATGGGCTCCAGCATCAAACACAGTTTCGATTGAATCTGATTTCAGAAACGCAGGCTCTTTAGTTTCTAGTGATGGAACATACTTGGCATTTGCTGGAAATATTAATTCCGATTCTATTGAAGCATCTACAGGATTCGCTTCAATTTATGAACCAAAACGTTCAAAATTGATTTTCGATACACCTAATGAGGCAATCAAAGGTGGAACAATTTCTAACATGGACTTCTATGCTAGAAAATCATATTTGAATAGAACAACAAGTGGCTCAGGTCTAATTACAATTAATGCTGGCGGTACAGACACATTTGCATTCTCTGGAACTCCAGGAACAATTTCTGACACACAAATTCTAAACAACATTATTTGTTTCGTTCGTAGTGGAACAACAAGTAACACAATGTATGGAATTTATGCCAACACAGCATTGAGTTTAGCAAACAACAACTTTACAGTTACCGCAGTATCTTCAACACAATTCACAGTTAATTTGGTTGTTCCGAACGTTAATGTGGATTTCTTGATTACAACAAAAGTAAATAATGCGGAAGACGGCTCTACAGGTTCAACTAGAGGTAAACAATTAATTCCTCTAACAACTGGCGCAAACTTACATGCGAAAGTTCCAAGTGAAATGGGAGGCGCTAATACATTAGAGGCCGCTAACACATCTGGAGCAGTAACATATTTTGCGGGCGGTGCAATTTTCACTTCCGTTGGCGCAACAAACTTTGATAATGCTACAATTCTAACCGACTTGAGAACACCAGGCAAAGAAGTAAGTCTACAAGTTCCTGATGTTTATGAGATTGTTGGTATTTACGATTCGAAAAATACTGGCGCAAACGTAACGACAGCACAGTTAACTACAACTTATGATATCACAAGCAGTTACGAGTTTGATAATGGTCAGAGAAAAACTCACTATGACCATGCAACAATTAAATTGAAGCGTGGTTACTCTGCACCAGTAGGTCGTGTATTTGTTCAATACAAATATTTGAAACATATTGCCGCACCAGCCTCTGGTGGTAATGGTTTGTTTACAGTAGATTCATATCTACAAACAGGTTCCAATTTTTCATATGGAGACATTTCCGTATTCAATAATCCCGAAGACAATAAAGTAACATCATTAAGAGGTGCTTTTGACTTCCGTCCAACTCGTTCTATTGGTGGAACAACATTGTCAGGCGCATTGAATCCAGAACCTCTTGAGCAAATTACAACAAGTTACGACTATTACTTGCCTCGTATTGACCAAGTTGTTGTGAAATCTTCTAAAGAATTTGCAATCATTAAAGGTGCATCCGCAGTTTCTCCTATTGCTCCTCCAGTGGATTCTAAAGACATGTTAATTTACACATTGTCTATCCCAGCATATACAGAAACAGTTAAAGAAGTTCGTGCAGATTTCAAAAATCACCGCAGATATACTATGGGCGATATTCAGGCATTTGATGATAGAATTCGTGGTCTTGAATATTATGTGTCACTAAGCACACTCGAAAAAGATGCGGCATCTACAAAGATTTTGGATGCAAACGGTCTAGAGCGTTCTAAGTATGGTATTGTTGTTGATAATTTCACAACAAAAAATATTCAAGCGCCTAAAGAAGAGGTAGATTTTGATAATAGAAACTTGATTGATTCTGGTAGTCTATATCCAGCATCATTGATGCGAACCATCAAGTTGGATGCAAACAATTCATTATTCACCGGTTCAACAAAATATGCTGGAACAGGTAGCAAAAAGGTTATGATGTTGTCATACACATCTACAGATTTTGCTAAACAGCCATATGCAACAAAGTCTATAGCGATTGCTGATGCATTGTTTGCTAACTTTAGAGGTACAACTAAATTGTTCCCAGAGTTCACTGGTGATGTTGATACAGGCTCTACAGCAAAGGTCACACTAAATTCCACTCAAGGTTTGAGTAATGCATTTAACTTTGTGAATAGCGCATTGAAATATATTGCGGATAACAATCCTACTTGGAACTTAGATAAAAATAGTCCTTTTGCACAAGTTGCCGATAGTAAATGGTACAAAACAGTAGCCGAAGTTGACAAATCAATTTCATATAGTCGTAGACTTTCTGCTGAAGATAAAGCAAAATATGGTACAGGTCATAATTTAGGATTCTTTAATCCTGTTAATGACAACACATATTTGACCGCAGGTGCACAACTGAAACAAAAACAAATTTCAACTTCTTCATCTGAAGTAGATGTTGGAACTTTTGTTACAGACTTGGCTATTCAGCCTTACATGAAACCTAAGCAAGTGTTGTTCTCTTCAGAAGGATTGAGACCAAGCACAGTAATGTATTCATTCTTTGATGATGTTGCAGTCAACAAATATGTTATTGTTCCAAACAAAGTCACATTGAATGCAAATACATCATTTGCTCAAGGTGAACCAGTTCTTATTGCAAACACAATTGCCGATTTGACCGCCAACTTGGCATCACTATTGTCTGGTGGAACATCATATGATCCAGCATTCGTAGTAGTGAGTGAAGTAGGTTCCGCAAATGTTTCTATTATTAACGAAACAGGCAAAGACTTGGCTGGCAAATATGTTTATGGTTTAGATAGCGGAGATTATTTCACAATTTCCTCTGTTACAGACCATCGTTCTGGCGTAACTAGAAATATTACTGCAACACAGATTACATTGGCTAACGATGCTCCTTCATACAATATTTCTGGCAATACTTTGTATTTGGTACACAATACTGCCGACATGATTGGTGTTGGTGCTTCTTTCAATGTTGCCAACTATAATGCAACAAGCAAGATTGCGACCGTTGTTGGTGCAGATGCTTATGTTGGAGATGAGTTTGTTTATAGTTTTGGAACAAACAAATCTAATAAACTTGGACAAGTTGGTGGTGCATTCTATATGCCATCTGCAACATTCCGTTCAGGTCAAAGAAACTTCCGTGTCACAGAATCGTTCAATAACACATATGACGCTGATTCTATTTCATATGCAGATAAGACATATGTTTCATCCGGGTTAACTGCAAACAAAACAACACTTGTTGATACAGTTTTGAATGTCGATGTGGACTATAAGATTGTTGGAACACAAACTTCCACTCGTTTGGTCGGTTCTGTATTGTCTGGTGAATCTTTATACTATTCTGAAGATCCGCTTGCACAAACATTCTATGTTGATCCTCAAGTTTATCCTCATGGTGTGTTCTTGGACAGTACAGACTTGTTCTTCCGTGCTAAGGATGATGAGAATATTCCTGTGACAATTCAAATTCGTCCAACTGTTAATGGTGCACCACATACAGATTACTGGTATCCGGAATCTGTTGTGACAAAATATCCTTCTGAAATTAATGTTTCAGAATCTCCAAGTTTAACTGATTCTTCAACATACACAAACTTCAAGTTTGATATTCCTGTATACTTGAAACCAGGTCTATATGCGTTGGTAGTTATTACTGATTCTCCTGACTATACAGTTTGGGAAGCAGAAAAAGGTGGCACAACAACAAACAATGAATATGTTGACAAGCAACCATACATGGGAACATTGTATAAGTCACAAAATACAATGGAATATGTTCCATTCTTGAATGAAGATTTGATGTTCCGTTTGAATCGTTGTAAATTCTCCACATCGACAGGCAACTTCTTCTTGAAGAGTGAGGCTATCAGCAATCCAATTTATGTAAATGGTGAATTGGTTTACGCAAATACAAATGTTGATAAATTCCGTTTGATTGAAACATCAATCATTCCTTCACAGTCTGTCACAACATTGAATCATTCTATTGTTGCTACAACTTCAACAGGAACTAAAGAGACTTCATATAGAACAATCTCTCCTGGTCAAACATATTCATATGCGGATGACGATTTGTATGCTGTGGGTTACCGCAGAAAACAAGTGAAAAATTCCAATGACTTTACAGTTAAATTGGAAATGTCGACCACAAGTGATGCAGTTTCTCCTGTTGTTTCCGAAGAAAGTTTATATCTAAACATTTGGGAAAACTATATCGACAACGCAGAGATTAACTCTGAAGATTTTACTATTATTGCACCAGGTTCTGGATACAGCAACGCTAACACAATCACAGTTACTAGCGCACTAGGTTCTGGCGCTAATGCTAATGTTCGTGTTGACGCTAACGGAAATGTTATTGGTGTTTATGTAACATCTGGTGGTTCTGGTTATTTGGATGATTTTGAGATTTCATACTACACTCATCCTACAACTCCAGCAACCATTATTTTGAATAGTGAATATGATTCTTCTGGCGGTCCATGTTTAGCCCGTTACATCACTAAGCCAATCCAGTTGGCAGACGGATATGATGCTGGTGATTTGCGTGTCTTCTTGGGTGCGAATAAGCCTGGTAGTTCCGAAGTTTCTGTATTCTACAAGATTTTGTCCGACTCAGATTCGACAAAGTTTAATGATAGACCATACCAGAAAATGGTATGTATCAATCCAACAACAACACCTTCGTTGGATGGTTCATATCGTGACTATGAATATCGTCCATCTGCCACAGAAAATGCAGTAACTTACACCGGCACAAACGGTGTTACATACTCGGATTTCAAAACATTCGCTATTAAGATTGTATTGACTTCCAGTGATCCAGCAATTGTTCCTTCAGTCCGAGATTTGCGTATCATCGCAACACCAGCAGAATGACACAATATCTGAAGGTCGAAGGAACCAACTTTGTTAAAGATACCAGAACGGGCGCCCTGTTGATGACGGGTCGCTCGGCTCTGGCTGAAAATGAAGCAAGAAAAAAGTTGGCACAAAGAATAAACGGTAAAAATGACGAGATAAATAACTTAAAATCTCAGGTTGATAGTCTATCGTCAGATATGCAGGAAATCAAATCTCTATTAACCACATTGTTGAAACAGAGTAAAGAATAATGTCAATAACAAACATTACAAGAACAAACACAGTTGATGAATGGCGAATTCAGACCAATTTATCGGCGAATGCTATCAACACTATTGAAACTGGTGATTACACTAAAACATCCGGCACACTAGAGTTCACTGGTGCGTCTAATGTAATTATTGATTCTATTGGAACATCACTTCAAGTTACCAACACAGCATTATTCACAACTAATGTTACTGTTGGTAAAGAAATTAGTTTGGGTGCCCAAGAGACTGCAACAGGTAACTTAGGTGTCGGCGGTGTTGTTTCAATTTATGGTCCAGGAAATGCTTTATATGTCGCAAACAATGTCACTTCAAATGGAAGTGTGATAGTTAAAGAGACAATTTTAGCAAACACAATCACAGTAAATTCAAATACTGTCGTTGTAGGAACAACAAATACAGGATTTTTAGGAGTTGCGAATACTGTTACAGTCGGAAAAACTCTATCTGTTACAGGAAACGCCACAACAGGAAACTTAAACACATCAGGTTTAGTTTATGCTGATGCAGTAAGAACAGTCGGTAGAATGGATGTTGGCGGTGTTTTTCATGCGATTAGCACAGCAACTTTTGATAATGATGTTTCTGTTGCAGGCGACTTGTCCGTTGACGGCAATTTCACTCTAACTGGTGATATCGTTTATGATACAGATACTTTCATCCTAAGCACAAACACTCCTGTTACAGCAGGATATGCATATCTTGGTGTATATCGTGGAAACACAACATCTACATTAGGAACTGTAAATGCAAACTCATACATTCGTTGGACAGAAGATAGCAAACTTTGGGAAATCCGTGATGTAGATAACTCGGACAACACAACATCATTCTCCAGAATTTTGACTGCTAATATTATTAGCGCAAGTTTATCGTCAGTTTCAAATACAAATTTCCCATCAACATGGGTGACAAAAAATTATGCCGATAACAGCACAATCGGTCCATACTTAAAAGCAAATGCCGCTTTTGAAGTTGCTAACTTAGCATCAAATACATTTAACGGCACAACAGGAAGTGTGACACCAAGTAATGGTGTAATTTCTTTCGCTACAAATAACGGCATGATTGTTGCTGGTTCATCCAACACATTAACAATCAGCACTCCACAAGATTTAAGAACTACTGCTACACCTACATTTGCTAGTTTGTCTCTGACTGCACCATTGCCAATTTCACAAGGCGGTACAGGTGCAACATCGGCAGAATCTGCACTAACTGCATTGTTGCCTACAGGAACAACTTCAGGATATGTTTTGACAACAGGTGGTCCTGGTAGTTTCTATTGGGCAGCGGGCGGCACTGGCGGCGGTGGTGGTGCATCACCAGGAACAAGAATTGCTACCACAAGATTGTCATATACCGGCAATGGTGCAGGATATCACTATGCTACACCGACATTCTCTGACACCACTCAGTTGAGAGTTTATATTGACGGTGTTCGTCAAATGGCATCGGAATATACTGCCAACATTTCTAACTCCAGAGTTATGTTCTCTGAAGCGCCAAAAACTGGTTCTCCAATATTGGTTGAAATTGATGGTTATACCACATATGAATATTATGCAAACAATATCACATATGGACCAGTAACAGGATCAATTCCTTCTTCGGCAAACACAATTCAGTTGGCGATTGATAGTCTGGAATCAAGAAAAGCGGCTTTGACTGGAGCAACATTCACAGGTAATGCATTAGGCATTACTCAGAATGCCAATACATCCAACACAACATTTGCTACAACAGCATATGTTCAGGCTGCTTTGAACTTGTCTGGTAATACATTCAATCACAACATTTCAGGTAATGCTGGAACAGTAACAAACGGTGTTTACACAAACGGATCATATTCCGATCCAAGTTGGATTACATCACTATCAGGCAACAAAGTAACTAATGCAACAACTTCAGTTAAGGGTGTTGTTCAACTTGCTGATAGTGTTTCCAACACAAGCACGACTGCGGCTGCTACAGCAAATGCCGTTAAATCCGCATATGATGGTGCACTCGCAAATACTGGTGCAGTAAACATTGCATTGAGTAATGAGATAACAAATCGTCAAGCGAACACTGGTGCTGCCTTAATTGCCGCTAAAGCATACACTAATGATGCTGGCAATATCACAACAGGAACTCTTAGTGCCGCAAGACTTGGTACAGGTAGTGCACCACAATTTGGTTCATTAGGTGTCGGTACAGCCGCATCAGGTACTACAGGTGAAATTCGTGCAACAGGAGATATTACGGCAGGATACTCTGACGATGGTTTGAAAACTAAATTGGGTGTTATCGAAAATGCCTTAGATAAAGTTGCCGCACTATCAGGATTCTATTTTGTGCCAAACGATGTTGCTAAAGCATTAGGTTATAGTGACAAACAACAAGTTGGTGTTTCGGCACAAGAAGTGCAAAAAGTATTACCTGAGGTTGTTGTTTCTGCTCCAATCGGTGATGAGTATCTAACAGTTCAGTATGAGAAACTTGTTCCTCTATTGATTGAGGCAATTAAAGAATTGAAATCTGAAGTAGAAGAATTAAAAGGACAGATTAAATGACAACGAGAATTAGACCAGACACACTATCCAACACAGCGGTAAGTTCTGGAAATTATGGTGGTGTTAGTGCTATTCCTGTGTTCAATGTTGATGCTCAGGGTAGATTGATTTATGCCGCAAACGTTACAAGTGGAGTTGTTACTGCTGGCACAAGAGGCGATTCTATCAACATTGCAGTAATTACATACAATGCATTAGGACAAGTTGTTGCTGGTTCGAATACGACAATTCGTAGTGGCACAACAACAGAAACTGGTGTGGTACAATTAACAGATTCAACTTCAAGCACTAGCACAACAACTGCCGCGACACCGAATTCCGTTGCAACTGCTGTTACCTTAGGACAAGCGAACGTTGGTGCAGCCAGAATTTATGCAACAAATGCAGACAATATTAATGCAGGAACATTATCTGTTTCCAGAGGTGGTACAGGAGCAACATCAATAACATCTGGTTCTCTGATTAAAGGTGCAGGCACAGGTGCCTTTACTGCCGCCTCAGCCTCAGATATTGTGTCTGCAATTGGTTCAACTGCCGTTCAAAATGCAACAAGTGCATCCAACGGTGGAGTAACTTCAATAAACACCAAGACAGGTGCTGTTCAGTCTGTTACAACTTTAGGAACCGTTAATACATCTAGTGGTGCTACAGAAAAAGGTTTCACAGGAATTCCGTCTTGGGTAACAAAAATTACCATGACATGGGTAGGTGTAAATCCTAGTTCCACAGATGCATTAGTTCAAATTGGGTCAGGTTCTTATACAACTTCCGGCTACACATCAACTGGTCAAAATGTTTACGCTGGAAGCGGTTCCACTCAAAGTTCAACACAGGGTTTTTCTGTTGCGACATATTCTGGTTATATTGCATCAGGTCAAGTCACATTAGTTAAGCAGACAGGTAATGTTTGGACTTGCACACATATGTTGACATATGACACAGGAGGTATTAGTCTTGGCGCAGGATCAGTTTCTCTTGCTGGTGCAATTGATAGAATTAGACTAACTTCAGTTTCTGGTACCACGACATATTCTGGTAACATAAATATCATGTATGAATAATATCCAATAAAAATATGGCAGCATTCTCAGAAATTGTTATTGAGCAGGGAGCAACATTTAACACAACGATAAATGTTGAGGATACCGCTGGAACTGCGATTAACCTATACGCATATACAGCAAACTCCCAGATGCGTAAATCATATTACTCATCGACTGGCTATACAATCACTTCCGTAGTGACAGGAACAGCCAATGGTGAAATCACTCTTTCCATGTCCGCCGCAAATACTGCGAATTTATCCGCTGGACGATATGTGTATGATGTAAAAATTACATCTCCGTCTTCGGTAGTGACTAGGGTTATTGAAGGAATTGTTACTGTATTGCCATCTGTTACGAGGTAATAAATGGTAACAGCAAGAATAAATACACCAGGAGTTATAGGTAAAGTTGCGGTTAGACCAGCACAGAGAACTACAATTGCTGATCCAAAATTTAAGCCTAAGCCAAACGTTGCGATTAATGAAATTCAAGGCGTTGATGTTATATCACGACAAGAGGATGGAGATGTTCTAGCATTTAATGCTGCCACAGGAAATTATGAATCCAGCCAATTACAAAATGTGAATGTCAACGTTAGAAATATTAATGGCGGGGCATTTTAAGAATTTCGATAAGAAGAATAATAACAGGAAATCAACATGGCAAATACAGTAATTCAACTAAAGTGGTCAGAGGTCACAGCAACCCCTACCTCACTTAATGTTGCCGAACCAGCGTATTCAAATACATCAAATAAACTTTTCATTGGCTTAGCCGATAATTCGGTTGTTGCTGTTGGTGGTAAATACTACACAGATTTGGTAGATGCCGCAACAAGTGCAAACACAAACGCGGCGATTGTTAAGCGTAACAACGTTGGTGGTTTTGATGCAACTTATGTTCGTGCCGCTTTATTTGGTAACGCCAACACAGCAACAACACTACAAACACCAAGATATATTAAAGTTTCCGGTGATGTTGATGCAGCCGAAGCCATTTTTGATGGCTCAGCAAACGCAGATATTACATTAGAATTGACCAACACTGGCGTTACTGCTGGCAATTATGGTGGTCAAACACAGATTCCGACATTTACTGTTGATGCTGATGGTCGTGTTTCGTATGCGGCTAACGTTTCTGTTGCAACATCATTGGGCGTTGCTGGCGATACCGGAACAGGTTCATTAGACTTACTATCAGACACATTAACATTTAAGGGTGGTGATGGTATCACTTCCGTATTTGTTGATGCGAACAATACTGTTGTTGTTGATGTAGATAATACTGTTGTTAGAACAAACGGTGGTGGTTCACAAACTATTAGTGGTGATTTAGCAGTTACTGGAAACTTGGTAATTTCAGGTAACACAATCACACAAGATGTTGAGACAATCACAACTGAAGATTCACTAATCAAACTAGCCGCTAATAATGTAAGCGATGCGCTTGATATTGGTTTCTATGGTCAATACACAAACGGTGGCACAAAATATGCTGGTTTGGTTCGTGATGCATCTGATGGTGTGTTCAAGTTGTTTGTTGGTGAAACTACTGATCCAACAACAAACGTTGTAACATATGGTGCAGAAAATCGTGCGACATTAGAAGCAAACTTAACCGGTGGTAATGTTTCCGCATTGTTCTCTGCTATCGCAGTTACTGACGGTGGTACAGGACAAACATCATTCACTAAGGGTGCTATTGTTGTCGGTAACGCATCTGGTGCATTGTCTGAGTTAGCCAATACAGGCACTGCTGGTACATACGGTTCCGCTTCTAATACACAAATCATCACAACTGATGCATATGGTCGTGTTTCTGGTATCACAAATAGCGCAATTCAAATTGATGCATCAAACATCGTGTCTGGTAAGTTGGCTATCGCTAGAGGCGGCACAAACAACGATACATTCACAACAGGCGCAGCCATTTTCTATGATGGTGCCGCTATCAAAACATTAGCGAACACTGGTACTGCTGGCACATATGGTAGCCCAAGCGATTTGCCAGTTATTACAACTGATGCATATGGTCGTGTTTCTAGTGTAAGTAACACAGCCATCGCAATTGATACTGGCGCAATTATTTCTGGCACATTAGGTGTCACAAGAGGCGGTACTGGTTTCAACTCATACACAGCAAATGGTGTTATCATTGGTGGTATCACATCAACATCCGCACTAACATCTGTGGCATCTACAACTGAAGGTCATGTATTACAAATCAATTCGTCTGGTGTGCCTACATTTGCCATGTTGAATGGTGGAAGTTTCTAATTATGAAAGGGCTATATTATGGCTACAGATATTCGATTTATACAAAAATACAATGAAGTTGTCTTAGAGAATTTCCATGCGGTTCTGAAACAGAATTTAATGTTTCAGACCCAAATTGGAGTTCTTGAGGAAGATGTTAAAAGACATGAAGATTATGAAAAGATTAAACTTGATGTTTCTCGTTTAATTGAAGAAAACAATTCTCTACGAAATGAGTTGAATAATAAAAATACTATTATTCAAAACAGTTCGAATACTGATGGTGAGCGTCATCGTCTTCAGACTGCGCTAAATAAACAATCAAAGGATCTTTCTGCTTTGTCGGAGAAGACAAATAAATTGGAAAGTCAACTTGTAGAGCAAACTGAATACATCAAACAATTAGAAGAAATGTTACCAAATTCCAAAAAGAAAAAATTAGGTATTGCAGTCGTAGAAGAAAAAGTTGTAACTGTTGAGAAAGTAGAAGTCAAAGAAGAAACTCCAAAAATCGTTAATGATGATGTAGTGAAAGTTGAATCGGCTGGCGGAAACTTCTAATGGCAAATACAGTTATTGCACTTCGCTCATCGGGTGCAGTTGGTAATGTACCTAATGCTCTAGACTTAGAGTATGGTGAGTTTGCACTAAACTATGCAGACGGTATTATATACTATAGAACCGATTCTGATACAATAGGTTCAATCCTAACCACACAGCCTGCCGGTCTTGATACTGAAATTCAATTTAATGATGGTGGTAGTTTTGGTTCAAGTGCAAATTTAACATTTAACAAAACTTCCGGTCAACTAACATCAACATCTTTACAAACAGGAAGTATTTCTGCTTCAGGATCAGTTACTGGTAATACCCTAACCTCTAATTATGGTATAACTGTTGGCGGAAACGCATCAATAAATGGCAATATTCAAGCAAACAATATTTTATTGTCGCAGAATATTGAAACACAAATTGCAATCGTGCATGAAAAATTATATGCCGGTATTGCAACAAATCAGTCAACAGAATTACCTAATGTAATTGCTCAATTTTCTAGCAATGCATATACTTACACACAAGTAAATCAGCAAAATATTGACGGGCACGGTTCCGCAGATTTTGTTATTACCGCAGACGTTGGTGATGACTTAACATTCTATACCGATGTTGGTATGGCAGGTAGTCAATACAACTTCTATGATGGTTACGATACACCTTTTGAACCATTAACCGGTTACTTCCTTGTTCAAGGTAACACGGGTCAGGTTGGTGGTAACATGATTATCGGTACTACAGCCGAATCAACTAACATTAGATTTATTGCTGGTGGTTTTGAGAGTGCTAATGTTGTCATGGAAATGGACAATGACGGTGTCACATCCACAAAAGTTCTAACTGCACCAACATTAATTTCTACAAACTTATCCACAACAACATTGTCTGCTACCGGTAATGTATATGCGGATGAAGTTTTTGCCAATACGAAACTTTGGGCTGGTTCAGCAACTGCTCTAGGCACATTATTGCCGAATGTAATTGCACAATTTACAAGTAACTCGTCAACATACACGCAAGTTAACCAGCAAAACATTAATGAGAATGGTTCAGCAGATTTTGTTGTCACGGCTGATGTTGGTAACGATACCAATTTCTTTATTGATATGGGTATTCAAGGTTCACAACTTGAACAAGGAACATTAAAACCTCTAGATGGTTATTTGTTGGTTCAAGGATCAACAATTGGACAAGTTGGTGGCAATCTTGTAATTGGTACAATATCAGCAACTCCAGGTCAAGAAACAAGAATCGTTGCAGGCGGATATGACGAAGCGAATGTTATTGTTAGAGTGACTGAAACTGGTGTTCACTTCAATCAAGAAATTATTAGTGATACAACAAGTAGAATATATAATTGGGCGAATGCCGCTTATGATGCAGCCAACGTTGCCGGAGGAAATGCATTCACCACAATCTCCGCTATAGGTTTTGATGATGTTATTGCTAATACTAAAAATACAAAAATTACAATCATAGGTCAGACGGGAATTGCAATAGGTACAGATGCGGCAAACTCAACCATTTCGATTGCAACAAATTTAATTGGTGCCTCAAATGTGATAATAGATTTTGGAACAGTTACTGATATTTTAGGTGCGATTACATTTGACTATGGATATGTCTAATAAATACAACATAATTTGAAAAGAAACTAACATGTCAACAAGAGTCCAATGGAGAAAAGGTAATACTGCACAGACTGCGACATTTACTGGAGCAGTGGCAGAAATTACCGTTGATACGGATAAAAAAGTTATCGTAGTTCACGATGGCGTAACTGCTGGTGGTAATCCTGCACCTTCTTTGGCATTTGTTCAGTCTGTTTTGGGAAGAGCAAACTCCGCTTTTGATGCCGCAAATAATGCTACAGATACATGGGTCCGCAATCAAGCGAATTCAGCATATAATCAAGCGAATTCGGCTTTTGATAAAGCAAACTCAGCAACAGTTTTGGCACAAGGTGCATATGATGCAGCCAACAACGTTGCTCCACAAATCCAACCAACTTACGATAAAGCAAATAATGCTTTCGCACAAGCAAACTTGGCATATACTAAAGCCAATTCTGCATTCGATTATGCAAACACATTATATTCTGCGTCTGGTGGAACAATCACAGGTAATGTAATCGTCACAGGTAATGTAACGATTGGTTCATATTTGGATATGAATACTGCGCCAGCAAAACCTGCATATGCTGAAGGAAGATTGTTTTATGATAATGACCAAAAAGCATTAGCATATTATAACGAATCATCAATGACAGGTCAGTTAATGCAAGAATCTGTGATTCGTGTATATAATCAAACCGGTGCAACAATTACTGATGGTAAAGCAGTTTATATTACAGGTCCATCTTCCGCTAATGGTTTCCCTAGTGTCGCATTAGCGAATGCAGCCATTTATGATTCTTCAGAAGTTATTGGTATCACAACAACTGTAATTGCAAATAATGGTTATGGTTATGTTACATCTATGGGTAAAGTCAACGGACTTGATACTCATCTTGTAACTGAAGGTTCGGAAGTTTACTTATCTGATACAGTACCTGGTGGTTGGACAACAACAGCGCCGGCATCACCGGCAGCCCCAGTTCGTTTGGGTATTGTTTCCGTGTCTGACATAACCGACGGTTCAATTTTAGTTGATGTTACTTTCCGTGAGGGTGCTAACAAAACAAGCGGCGCTATTCTTTTTGCACTAGATGAAACTATCCATGAAGACCCAACAAATCTTTACTATGACCACACAAATCATAGATTAGGTATTGGTACAAATACACCAACCGCAAACTTGCATGTTGGTGGTGACGCATTGTTTACAGGTAACGTTGAAATTGACGGTAATCTGATTATTAGTAACGCTCAATCAATTTCAACATCCACACTTGTTGTTGGTGGTAACTTAATTGTATTGAATGATACCACAACAGGAACACCTGTATCAAACGCTGAGATTCGTGTCAATCGTGGAAACTCTTCGAATGTGTTCATTAAATGGGACGAACAAATTGAAGAATGGATTATGTATGAAGGTGGTGTGTATAATTCAGGACACATCCTTCACTCCGAAAAGACTGCTAAGACTTGGGCAGACTATGATGCATTCCCTTCATATGAAAAATCGACACATCCTATTGGCGCTGACCTAGCGAACTCAACAAATGAGATTGCAAAGACTGCATATAATCAGGCCAACACAGGTTTAGGTATTGCATTATCTGGATTTGCTCAAGCAAACTTGGCATATGATAGAGCGAACTCTTCGGTACAAAAGACAACAGATTCAATGTCTGGAACATTGATTGCGTCTGTTCTTGTTGCCAACACAAGTGTTACTGTGAATACGAATTCTATTCTAGATTCCACAACAATCACAACAGTTTCTACAGCACAAGTAACATTAGATTCTTTTGCAACAGCATCATATCGTTCGGCAAAATATTTGATTCAAATGACTAGTGGTTCATCATATCATTTACAAGAGATGAGTGTTATTCACGATGACACAACTGTTTACATGCTACAGTATGGTGAAAATAAAACAGGAACATCATTAGGAAGTTTTGATGCAACCATTTCAACAGGAACATTATCTTTATTGTTCACACCTACAAACTCTTCAACCACGGTTAAAGTTTCTGCCACTTTAATACCCGTCTAAATAAAGAATTAAAGGGGATAGTGAACCTTGGCAAATAATCAAAATTTTATAGTTAAGCATGGTTTAACTGTTGGCACGACAGATGTTATTGCAGCCAATGGTGCTTGGACTGGTGCTTCAAGTGGATTAATAGGACCACAAGGTGTTCAGGGTGATACTGGACCAACAGGACCAACTGGTTCAACAGGACCGCAAGGCGCCGCTGGACCAACAGGACCT